GACTAGGCATTAAGAGAGTTACATCTCTTCTAATGTCATTTGGAGAGACTCCTTTGTCTTTCCATTCTTTATCATTCTTATATTGTTCCCCTGTTTTCTTATTAGTTATCTTCTCTATTATCTTATCTGGTTGTATTTCTATCATTATGTTACTACCTCTCTTGGCTGTATTTCTAATATAGAGGCTATGACGTGCAGCTCATTCGCGTCAGCAGCTTGTACTTTCAATATTTCACCCTCTTCCATAACAAGAGGTTGGGTTAAAAGTTCTGTTGTTGCCTTTGATCCTATGGCTTTATCTTTAAATAAATTAAATATAGCACTACTTGAATTAACTAATGTAACTGTTATCGTGGTCCCTGATCCAGCGTCCTCGGATACTAGCAATGATTTAACAACAGCTGTTTTAAATGACGGAACTGTATACAGTGTAGTTAGATCTGTTGTCGTTAAATCTGCTTTTTTATTTATAAAACTATTAGCCATTAATTTAAAAAGAAGTTAAATGCTTCTACCTCATCCTTTAATTCTTCTTGAAACGTTGTATTTAATTTTTCTACAATCGAATCAAGATCTCTTACCTGTGATTCCGCTATTGTAAAGTCATATTCTTTACTAGCTCTTGTTAATACTTGCGCTATCTTTGCCATTATCTACGTCCATCTGGTTGTATATCTAATCTAAATGTACCAAGTTTCCAACTTTGACTAGCAGCAGTGTTTTCTATTTTCATGGCCACAGCTCTTGCTCTTGCACGAGTGTCTACTTTATCAGTGCTTGAAGTAATATCAAATGGTCCAAGCGGTGAACTAGATTGTGTGCTGTTTGGATAATTTTTTAATTGTATTGTAACTCTAGTCGTTCCTGTTTGAGATATAAAATCAGGAACAAATCTTCTTATCTTCATTATAAATTCACCGTCTCCTCTAAATGTTGCAACACCTGTTGATTGTCCTGTAGCAGATGCTCTTGCTTGTGTAATATCATAATCTCCAGAAGATATGTTTGCAGTTACCGCAGTGATAGTTCCATTTTTATTTTGGTCAGTTCCTGTTTCGTGTTCATAGTATGTTGTTATGCCCTCTGTGTTTCCAACAACATCAAAAGAAGTGTCTGTATCTGCATCATAAAAAGCAGCATGTGGTTTTCCAAATACTGCAGAGTCTCTCCAAACAGTTCTAGCTAATGTTCCATTTGTCCATACAGGTCTTTGTGGTGATGAGTCAAAGTAATTATATGCAACCATTCTGTTTACAACAGATGATGTAGCTGTTGGATAAAACCATATGACTTCACCAAACAAATTATTTAATCCAGCTGATATCATTTGATTACCAGAAGTAAGATTTATATCATCGTAAACAAAGTCTTCTACCAAACAAGGTAAAGATTCTAACTTACCAGCATATCTAAAGAAACCATTTTCTGACATCCAATATGCAGCACCATCAACTTCTACACATGCATTTTTTCCAATCAACCCGCAGTTAGTTCCAACTTGTGCGAACGCAAAAGTAAATGGTTGACCAACAAAACGTTGTGTAAATAACGCTGTGTCTGTCCAAACATAAATTGCATCACGACCTCTAATCGCTCCTATAATCTTTGATCCGTCGGCCAGTCTCTGTGTACCAGCTGTATTGGTTGCTGTAGGTGTGTATGTGTTTATATCTTCTTGATCTGAGAATCTAATAAACATTTCATCCTGTGTATTAGCATCACCTATTGTAGTTTCTGTGCCAAAGAATACTAAGTGACGATCAGGTGTAGATACAACCATATGTCTTGATGATGTTGGTGCACCAGATATGATTGTTGCTCTTGTTGTAGTTGCATTTGATAAAGATGAGTCCCATTCAAAACATGCATTGTTTGCAATTAAACAAATTGCTTTGTCACCAAAATTGTCTAGTGACCACATACCAGGTTCAATAATTAAGTCACCTGATGCTGCTTCACCCCATGCAACAAAATCTGATGTATTTGTAACTGTTGCCCCATCGCTATGAGATGCTGCAGTGGTATTTCTTACACCTCTAGTTACACCAGTTAAAGTATTTGTAGAAATACCTGTGTAAGACATTTCTTCAGTTCCTATTTTAATAAAATTAGTTCCAGAGTCAGGAAACAAAGACGCATCAGATAATACTATTGTAGTTGTAGAATCATTGATTGCACCATTTAAAGTTGTAGTCGTAGCTCCAGGTTCTTCACCACCCCAAGAACCTAGTCCCCAACCAAAACCTTTTGCCTGAACTGCTGGTCCTACAGGATAGTAATGTTGAACTCTAATGCCACCCGATGTTGTTGCACCAGCTCCTTCTTCATTAGAAGGCATTGTAATTGTAAGAGTGGTAGTGGTTGGCACAGATGTTACCATAAATTTTTTATCATCAAAATCTGATGCACTAAAATCAGATCCTGTTATTGCAGTAAAATTATCCAACAATAAAATCTCACCTGCAGCAATATTGTGAGCACTAGGAAAAGTTATTGTTACAACTGGTGATTCGTTAGTTGTGCTAAATGCATTTGTAAGTGTAGTTGTCGTTTTAATTGGATGGATGTCATAGTATACACCACCAGAATATGCATATAAAATTCTGTTTGTTCCTATAATTGCATATTTTCTACCTAGACTATTTACGTAATGATGCAGTCCTCTAGCAGCTCCCGTTAAATCATTGGTTCCTAATTGTTTCCAACCACCTATTTTTTCAGGTGTGCCATATCTAAATCTAACATTGTCACAATCTATCCACTGCCCTTCGGCTGTGGTTTCTGAAATCTGTTTGTTGATACCTGGTTGAAACCCTATTTTTTGTAGCATATTTTAACTCACTAATATTCAATTTTGCCATGTTCTTTAGCATCACCATATTGCTTTACTGCATCCGAAGCTAGTTTCATTAAAACAGTCGAATGTTTATAACTATCAAATCTATTCATAAGAATACATCCTTTTAGAAAAATCATAAAACGTTCTTTCCAAGAAAGCTTTATTTCTAGCTCCTCTTCTTTAAAAATATATTGCATTTTTTAATCCTACCATTTAATTTTTACAAAATCAACTTTGTAATGACGGATGTAGCAAAGGTTTCATTTTGTCATATTTCCATTCAGCATATGGTCCATTTTGATCTACATAATGTAAAAATGCTTGCGCATGCCAGTCGCCTGTAAAATTTTTTCTAAAATGTGGGACTTCACAACCCATATAAATACAAGCATCTCCTTCACTCATTTCTATAGGATTGTCATTCATATATATAGGCCAAGGTGTTTTATCACTACCGAACATTACTGTTACAGAAATTTCACAAGAAGGTCTATCCGTGTGTTTTTTTAAAATTGCATTATAGGTATATAATCTAGTAAATGAATATGTAGGAAATAATTTAAGACCAGTTTCTTTTTCTACCAAAGATAATTTATTAAAAAGTAATGCCTCAGAAAAAAAATCTTTAAAAAAATGGGTATCTCCATTATTCGTTCCATTTTTAACAGAATCAAAAGACGTTGTGTTTTCTCTATGTTTCATTAAAAGATATTTTTTAGCTAAATTACTTTCTTCTGAAGTAAGAAAGTTTTTTATAAGTTTATATTTTATATCTTTTATAGTGCCCATGATACTATTGCATACCTTGTTCCTTTTGTTACTGGTTTTACAGTGTGTGGATACATAAAATTACTAGGAAATAATACTGCTCTATTTTTTTTTACTTCTACAGTGTGTATGTCTGTTTGTAAATCTATCGATTTAAAAATTAATTCACCCCCTTCATAATCATCATTTAATAAAAAAATAATTGATAAAGTTCTATGATGATTTATACAATCATCCACGTGTGGTTTGTAATGACCTTGGTTTTCATATCTTAAAATATTTATTTCATTAAATCTAGATATATTAAGAGAAACTCCTTTTAATACATCACGTTCATAGTTTATAATTAAATCATGTATTTTTCTACCTACATAATTAAACCAATGAACATTTGTTTGAGATTCAGAACTTAAATTTAAATTAAATTCACTTACTTTTCTAATTGAAGTATCAAGCACATCTACGTCAATTCCATTAGTTACTCTAGCATCAAAAAATTTTTGATCATTAATGTTAATCCATTTTAAGAAAGAACTTAAAATTTTATTTTCAAAAACTTCATCATAAACATATATAAAATTTCCTACTTCCATGATTTTTTTGTCCAAAACATGTTTTTGTATCTGTCCATAAAACTTGAAAAATAACTATAAAAAACACTTGTATCAGTTTTCATTTTATCAATATTTATTTTCCAAGAATCTCTTTTAAACGGAATAACTTGAACATAAGGTAATCCTTTTGAAAAAGTTTTTTCAAAGGTAGGGTACTTATCTGTATTTATTACAATTGGAAAATTAATCCAAAAATCAAATTTATCTGTATCAACAATACCTGTAATTATATCAAAATAATCATTTTCATTATAATAAGGAGAAGTAAACAAACACGAATAACCTGGAGGAGTTTTTATTTTCCAAGGATTTAAAATTTTTAAAAATTTAAATCCTCCATTTTTCTTAGTCATAAAAGAATTTT